ACTTTTTAGGCTTGATATATGTTAGAGCATTCTTACTATCAAAAATACCTTCCGTAGTAGGATCATTAATAGCATTCCATACGGAAATTATAATTAATCCTAATACATAAGGATTTTTGATTGCCTCAAAAAGAGTTGCACCAAGTATAGGCCATGTGGTAAGATCTTCTACTGTTATACCTAGATATGTCAAAAGAGGCATAAGTATCGCAAGTATAATCTGGACCCAAAATACGGGGTTTTTCATTCTTACTTTTAAATTAATTTTCATAAATGATTTCCTCCTTATTCTAAAATGTACTTTATGCCCATATCGAGCAAAAATTCTTTTTCTTTTGCTGCGACGGCTTCTACTGCCTCAAGGGCTTTTTTCATATTACCATTACAATGTCCATCTCTTACAGCTTTAGCAGTCTCAACACATAGATCAGAATTTGCACGAGTACTCTGAAGCATCATAAGTACTAAATTTTCTAAATTTTTCTGATGCTGTGCTTTTTCTTCTTCTGCTTTAATCCATTTGTTTTTGAAATACCAAAAAAGTATACCAAAAAAACCACTTGGAATGCCGCACGCTGCTAAAATTGTCCACCACGACATATTTAATTCACTTCCTTACTTTAAAATATTTTAAGACGTATAATTTGTTTGTATTTCTTTATACGCTAATAAAAGAATATTTTCCCATCTGTTCCAATCCTGATAGTTAGGATTACTTTCGTACATTATATCCATACGATCATACCAGATTTTTCGCTGAATATTTTCTGTAATTTCTATGTTTAAAGAATTAAGTAAATTATTAAGGTTTTCTTCCATATTATTTATAAGATGCACATATGGAAGTTCATTAAAACCTCTACCGGTGTTTGTCTCTAAAAGAGAAGGTATAGAAATTTCTAAATCAATTAAACAAGAATGTAGATATTCAAGATTGGAACAAACACGATCCCAGTCATCAATATTATAGTAATCTGTTTCTTTCCAGTTTGTTTTAGGTGTAAACCACATATTAAATATCTCCTAATCGTAAAACATATCCGTTGATAACGTTTCTAATGTACCATTAAATCCTCCATTGAAACTAAGTTTAGCACTTAGTACATCTACTGTAGAATCTCCATAGTTAGTAGAAATATTAATTCTATCACCTGCTTCGATTTCTGGATATCCTACATATGGTATACTTATACGAGTACGTCTTTTATAATACCTTAATAAAATTTCCGTTAATAGTGTTACAGTTTCTCTCTCTGTTATTAGCTCATTATCAATTTCAATTTCAAGTCCTTTAGATACTTTAGGATCATTATATGTTTCGAGCATAGTAACAGATTTTTCAACTACATAACCTTTAATTGTAATAGTAATTTCATTGTATTGTCCTTCTCTATCAGGTTTTATTCTTAAGATCATTGCTCTTGCGTAAGTACCTTTTTTCTTAAAACTACCACCTGTAACAGTTACTTTTGGACTATCAACAATTTGATCAGAATTAAAGAAGCAGGTTACATCTGTAGTTGTATTAAGAACTATTTCTGATTTATACACTTCTTCCCTAGTATCAGAAACATTATAAGAGTATTTTCCTATTTTAATACTTTTTAGGTTATCTTTAAATTCATAAGAAGGATCTCCTAATTGTTGAGAAGTATCCATAGTACAATCTGTTGTGATTACGGGAGGTCTTATACGTACATATCCATTACGTAAATCCGTATCTAGTACGTATCCCGTGGCATTAGCTATAAGTTGTAATAATTCTTTTGAAGATAACATTGGTAAAGGAGCTCTCGTCCAGAATTTAGTAATATTATATGAAACATCCCAGGGAATTTCATTAGTTCTTTCTCTTATAATACCTGAGTTATTTAAAACCTCACAAGCAAGATCATACATACTAACCGGAAAAGGATCATAAACACCTTTAATATATGGTGTATCTAAAAAATCTAAACGACTTTGCGCAGTTAGTGTAACTTCTTTAGAATCAAAAGGTACTTTCCAACCACTTAAGTATAGAGGCCAAGGATCCATCCATTCTATTTGACCATAAGAAGTTTCAAAACCCCATTGAGCTTTGACCAATTGTTTATTAGTAAGATATTTTGAATAACCTTCTTGTAATTTTGGGTCAAATTCATTTTCATAGTTACCAAAGGTAAAAGAGAGTTGGCATGTAGGTAATTCATCCATTATAGGAGATGCTGAAGCAGTAAAATCAGCTTTAACAATTTGATCATTTGAAAATACTAAATTATTACCAAAAGTAATTTCATTAATTCTAACACGCCAATTAGGTTTACTCCATTTATATATTTTTATATTTACAGAGTTAATGTCATTCATAGGAATTTCGTTAAACTCATCTGAACTACTAGTAGTTGTTATACGATATCTCTTCTTAATAACATTATCTTTAAGACCTATAACTTCCCAATCTGTAGGCCATGAATCTGTTTCAGTATCCCACGCTACATTTAAACCTGCAAAAGAAACAATATTACTGAAGGCAAAAGTTAATTCAATAGGATTTTCTTCACTAAAATGAACTGTATTAGACCACCATTCAATTTCTTGATTATTACTAGTCGTAAGCGAGGGGAGGTATTGACTACCATCCCCCAGCCAACGATTTTGTTCAAAGGTCGCAACAGGTTCTCGAGACTCTGATATACTGTCAGTAAGTTGCGCAGTAGAAGTTATGCTCTCTGTTTTATTGGTATTAATACTTATTTTTTTACGCATTTCATCAGGTACCAGGGTTAAAAAGACTCTTAGATATCCTGGGTAACGAAACTGACCTTTAATGGCTTCTTTCCATTGATCAGATACTTTTAATGACATTAAGAACCCTCCCCTGTGTCGACTATGTTTGCTGAACAATCACGATAAGCAATAGGAATTCCATCGGAATCAATGTCAAAAGGTTTATCTTTTCTATCACCTATATAACACTTACGTGTTATACGTTGCCCCTTGACTCTGCTATAGTAGGTAAATTTGAAGAAAAAGTTTTTATCCCAAAAACGCAGGAGTTCTTCCCATTCTTCTTTGTTTAAAAAGTTCCAGGCCATAGTTGTTTTTTCTTGATCTCTACCTATCTTCTGCGCTGTTACAATTGCGTTAGCATTTCGTCCCGAATTTACTAATGTTGATATAAGATTTTCTGCAGAGGAATTATCAGGATTAGGTAACCAAATGGTTTGACCTCCACTAAGTGCTTTCATAGAGAACATTGTTCTTGGTCTATCATTTACTTGTAATCTCATTTAGTTAACCTCCAAGTTTAATAGGCTGTCTACCTACTATTTTTTTACCTCTTTCTGATGCTTTATATGTATAAGCATCATATTCTTTGTCACCAATGTAAACTCTAACATCTACAGGTTTTGGATCATCATCATCTTTATCCACTGCATCAGCAATCTTTTTAATCAGATCATTCATTTGAGGACTATCATCCAGAGGCAGTATAGCTTCACTATATCTACCTTCACCAGCTATAAGAGTTGTAGGACCAGTAACAACACCACCTTTAGCCATTTTAGGAATACGTGGTATTTTTACACTAGGTATATTAGGTACTTGAGCATTTAAGGTTAAATTAATATCAAAGCCTAATAAATCAGCAATACCTTCTATAAGACCTCCAACGATATTTATAAGACCCTGTATTGCTTGCCATATTACTTCTACTAAAGTATTAACCAGCCATATAATACCATTTATAACACCTTCGAAAACATTTATAATGAAGTTACCTATACCTACAAAGATATTTACAATACCTTTCCAAGCTCTTTTCCAGTCTAATGTAAACACACCTACCAGAAAATCAATGATACCTTCAAGCACATCAAGTAATGAACCTATTATGTTCATTATAAAGCCTATTATTCCGGAAATAGTATTCCAAATACCTTTAAATACTGCTACAAAAATAGGTCCCAAAACCTTACCTATCCATTCAATAAGAGGCTTTAAAACTATATTCCATAAGATCATTATTAGTTCTACAAGTTTTCCTATTATACTAATAATTTTATCAATAACAGGCTTAATATTATTTTTCCAGAGCTCTTCTATACCATTACCTATATGTTCAATTACTGGACCAATATACTTCTGCCACCAGTCTTTAATTATAGCACATAAGTCCCTGATTATCTTCATTGCACCTTCTAGTATAGGCTTAATGTTATTAGACCATACGTCTCCCAATTGAGTAAGTATATCACTAATTATAACAGATAAGTTTGACCATAATGATCCTAATGTTTCTAAAGCAGGTGCAAGAGCAGTACCTATAGCTTGAATGGTAGGTAATATA